AATTACAAAGAATTAATTCACAAGAAAATGTCAATGCTGTTAGGAAAAGTTGGATTCAAATATTATTAGAAAAATTATTTAATTTATTAATAATTTCTATCACACCTTTCTTGAAGGGGGTTTTTGATAAAATCAATTCAGAAAACCCAACATTAAACATTGCTATTATTGGAATAATATCAAGCCCATTAGAATTAAAAAATTTATCTAATTCAGATCAACAACAATTTGAATATAAATCTTGGTTTATGAAAACCTTTTTAAATGCAATGTATGCATTGCTTTTAAGTATATTGCTTAAATTTTTAATCAAAGAAGTAAAAAAATTAATAAAAAATGCAATAGCAAAAAGAGCAGCAATTAAACTTCAGAGTAAATTGAAAAGAATGGCAAAAATAAAAGAAAGTTTAAACACAGTACAAAAAAATATTGAAAAGGCGCAAAGAGCGGCTGAAGCACTAAAAGAATTTAATGATATATTTAATTTTACCAACATAACTTAAAATGGGATTCATACCAATAGATAATAAACTTCAAAAATCAGATGCAATAGCTGATTTTTTTTCTGCTCTAATTCAAGATGAAAGAAATGTAGTTCCAAAACTTAATATTCCACAAATATTATTAGCCAAACTCAGACCAGGATTAGATGCAAATGCTACACATAGCGTTGTTGTTTCAAGATTTAAAGAAGCTGGTATTCCAACCGGACCACTTTCAGAAGGTGTGCCGAACGCTTTAGAAGAATTAACAAGAATAATTATTGAAGAAGTATTCGATTCAATTCAAAATGAAATGAGAGTGGATACCGTTGTTGATCCAGGTATGCAAGTTATATCAAACGGAGCAAATGGTGGTGGTCCAATCATAACTAACGGAAGCAATCCATTACCACATACAGCAATAGGAGTTCCAAGATAATTTAAATAAAATGGCAAGTAAAATAGAATTATTAAAAGAACTTCAAAATATATCAGAAGAAGTTCAAAGAAGAAAAGAAGAAATTGAATTAATATTAAAAGTAATTGAAGAACTTGAAAAAAAATATTTTGAGTTAGTAGAAGAAATAAAGAAAAATTAAATGGCAGGTAAAAATACATTTTCAAACTTAACAGAACATTTGCTTTCCGCAAAAGGGCAAGATTTATTCAGAAAGAATCAATTAGAATCTTTAAGAATAATTTATTCTGCTATTGTAAGAAATATAGATGATCAAGCCGGACAAAATAGAATACAAGCAGAAATTGTAGAAATGGACTCTACTGGAAAAATTATTCCAGGAAAAGATAGAGATATTCCAATTCAAAAACTACCAATCTGTTTACCTTTTGGAAGTGAATTTTTACACGCAAGACCAAAGGTCGGAGAAATGGTTTGGGTTATTTCAGAAAACCCAAATGATATAACATCGCCAAGATTTTGGTTTGGACCTGTTATAACCAATCAAATAAAATTACCATTTCAATCATATGACGATAGTGTAAACATATATAACACATCATCATTTAATAAAAACGAAATACATGATGGTCCAACATTTCAAAATCAAATTATTCAAAAAACAATTTTACCTTCCCAAAGTGAAATTGCTCTACAAGGAAGAGAAGATGCTGATGTTGTATTAAGACCAAGAGAAATTGAACTTAGAGCAGGAAGATTTAAAAATAAATCAATCAGAGAAGTAAATATTGAAAACCCATGTAGAATTCAATTAAAACATTTTGATAACAATCCCAATCTAACAGGAATACAAAATATAGATGCTACATTATCATCTAAATATATTCCTTTTTCTCAAATAAATTTAAATGCTACAAATATAAATTTAATTTCTAATGAAGGTAAATTTAGAGAATTTAATAGTAAAACACCAGAAAATATTACAAATCCAAGATTGAGAGATTTTGGAGAAACAGCTGTTAATTTACACCCTGTTGCATTTGCTGATGAATTAATTGTACATTTAAAATTAATGTTACAATATATGTTAACACATATTCATACTCCTCAAAACCCTCCGCTTTCTAATAATATTAGTGCTCAACTGGAACAATATTTAAACTCCGGAAAAATTCAAGATATTGGCTCTAATAATATTAGAGTAAATTAACTTGTTCTTACTAAAATATCAGATTCTGATAATCTAATTTGAAACATAGAAACCGGAGTTGAAAAAATAGCATTACTAATTGGTTCTATTCTTGTTCTATAAACTCCAGTATGTAAAATATTTTCTCTTTGACCAGTAGCCTGAGAAATTAAAGTGTTACTATAAATTCCGCCTTCCATATTATAAAATCTAATATCTACAACGTTAATAATTCCTGGAATTTCACGAATAGCATCAACAATTTGAGAGATATATATATGTTGATTCATTTGCCATTTATCTATATTCATAAAATCTTTAATCATATTAATAGTATTAACCTTAACTTCATTAGAATTATATGTTTTATCAACAAATAAGTCAACTTCTATTTGAAGATCAATTACTTTTCCATCATTAATCTCAACAAAATCATTTATCATTCTATAAGGAATCATATATTCTACAAGATTATTTTTTATTACACTTGTTGATTTTGTCCCAACTTTACCATTGGCATCTTTAGTCAAAATATATAATTTAACTTTATTATCCTCTACTTTTCCATGAATTCTAAATGGAGTACCATATTTTCCAGGCAATTGATATGCTCTTGATATGTAATCTTGCAATGTTACACATCTTTTTTGAGCTGCAAAATTAGATGCTATTAAATATTTTATTTCCTCTACTGTTTGTAGGTCTCCCCCACCTATTGCTGGCAATGGATTTGTTGCTCTTGCACTATTAATAACTGATTGTTGTATAGTAGAATCCGTTCCAACAAAAACAGCATCAACATTTCCTATCTGTTGTAGTATATTTGCACCCACATTAGATAGTGAACCACCACCAACCCTATACTGAACATATAAAGTAGAATTGGCTGGCAATTTAACACCGAGGGCATTATTATTAAATACATCTGCCAGCTCAATATTGCTATCGTTTATGGCTATATTAGCCAAATACGTCTCATAAGCATCGTAATCTGCAGTCCCACCACCAAATGTAATTTTACATGTACCATCAGCCATAAATTCTTTTATAAATCTTTGTGGAACATCTACAAATCTACCACTACTAATACCATTTACAGTTGGCTGGGTGTCATCGCTTAAAAATACTTGTTTTTGAGCTAAGTCATCAACCTCAAAATATTTAATAGTTGGATCATTAAATTCAGAGAATGTTGGAGGTGAAAATAGACCAACAGATGGCTTGCAAATAATGCTAATAATTTCTAAAACATTATTTTCAGGCAATGTAATCTGAAAAAAAGGAGTAGAAGCCTCGCTTGCAGAAATTTCTTTTTTATAAATAGTAGTAAAACCAGCTTTAACTTTTTCTCTTTTTATAATTCTATATCTTAAAATATCCTGATTTGCATTAAAAACAGGCAAGATTTTTCTGTTTGCAACTCCATCTTCAGAATAATCAGAGAAAAAATCACACTCATTTACTGTCTCAAAGACTTGTCCAGCACCCTTAACTTGTACACCGGGTCTAAAAACAGGAAGATAAGATGTGTCCGGACCATCCGCAGTAGGAGGAACTTCAATTTCAATATCAGCAATAGACATAGCAGGTCTATAACCAACCGGACTATAACCAAATGTTTTGGCCAATCTAAAGACAGCCGAACGTTCGGTTACTCCATCTAAAAACATTTCATTAAATCTTTTATCAGTATTATATGATAAAATATCAGATACATAAGCCATTAATTCAACCAAAGACATGCCAATACTTGCAGAATTAAAATCCTGAAATTGGTCTGGATAATGAACTTTTAAAAGATTCATCAAATCCGATCTAATTGATTGATAATCTCTGTTTAAATAATTTTGACTTTTACCTAAATCTGCCATTTAATTAAAATTGAGTTGGAATTTCTAATGTTAATGTCTCATCTAAATTTAAAAAATCAATAATTGTATATACTATTTTTATTGAAAGAAAGTTTTCTTGTTCCTTTTGAGTAAATACTATTCTTTTAATTTCAACCTGAGGTATAAATTCTTTTACTTTTTCTTTTATTTTTTGATTTAATTCATCTTTAGTAATATCATCTAAGGGTTCAAAAATATAATCATATATTGGACTATACATTCTACTTTGCATTACTCTTTGATATTTTCTAAGAGTTAATAAAGCAATCATATCTGACTTAACTGCCTCATTTGTCGAAACAGAAGATTTAAAAACCCCTCCGTCAATAGATTCTTTAATTGGGAATAATATACCGAGACTTCTCATTACTTAATAAATATACAACTAAAAAAAACAAGCATTTTTTTGATTATCTATTTATGAAAAAGCCAATAAAAATGAGCGTATTTAGAATATATCCAACAAAAGAAAACGGAATAGCATCTTCTTCTTTATTTGAACACTATAATTCATCACAAAATCAAATTGCCAATTTGTGGTATGGTGGTGGTTATTTCTATAATAATATTTATAGAGAAAACAGTATTAGTAGACATCTTATATATTTTGATTTATCTGAATTTACAACAAAAATAACATCAAAACAAATTATGTCTGGAAATGTAACGTCTTATAAACTAAAGATGTACAATGCAATTCCTTCGGATAAAGAATTAACAAAAGAATATCAAGTTAATCCATTATTTAAGCAAATTGCTCAATCTTTTGACTTAATTGCTTTTCCAATTGATAAATTTTGGGATGAAGGAAGAGGATATGATTTAGGAAAACAAAGCTATATGGTTAAGTCATATGGTCAAGTTGACTATACCGGATATAGTAACTGGAATTCAGCAACAACTACTTCCTCTTGGACTGAGCCTGGAATATTTATAAACCCAACCGCATCTACACCAAATTATGGAATTCAGCATTTTGAACGTGGTGATGAAGATTTAGATATTGATATTACAGACATTGTTAATGATTGGCTAACTGGAACATATACCAATTATGGATTAGGCATTGCATTTAGTAGAACTTATGAATTAATAAGTTCTGATACAAGATATATAACTTCTTTTTATACACATCATACAAATTCGGCCTTTAAACCATTTATTGAAGTAAATTATAATCAAACAATAAGAGATGATAGAAATCAAGTCACAAACAATAGAGTAAGTAGGTTATTTTTATATTTATTTAGCGGGAATACTCCGACAAACTTTTACTCTGCCGGTACTGTAACGATAAAAAATTCATCAAATACAAATATTTATACAGGATTACCAATAAATCAACTATGCAAAGGAACGTATTATGTAGATATTTGGATGAGCGGAGCAACAAAAGGACAAAAATATAAAGACGTTTGGAATGGCATAAGCTTTAATCCACCATATGATCAACAAGATATAACTCAACAATTCGAAATTAAAGATAATTATTACTATTCAAATCAAAGAGATGTAAATGATTATGTTATAACCACTTACGGATTAGATAATAATGCAATATTGTCAAATGATGAAACATTGAGAATATATATAGATGCAAGAGTTAATTATAGTCAAAATAGGCCATCAATAGATTTTGGATTAGAATATAAATTAATGATGAATGGAAATTTAGAATTAATTCCTTGGACATTTGCAAATTCTTCAACAATTAATGGAATACATAAATCATTTTTCGATTTAGACACCTCTTGGTTGTTAACAAATCAAAATTATCAAATTTATTTTAAAATACACGATCTCGGAACACACAAAATGCTTTCTGAAAAAATTAATTTTAGTGTAGTTAATAAATTTAAATAATTACTTACATTAATATTGGTTTTATTATATTAAGACATGCTAAAAAAAGAAGAAATAAAATTAGAGACCAAAAAAATTGGTACAAGAATTAAATATTTCACCACCTTTTCTGGACAAACAGAATCTGGCGGTGAATTAGCATATCTTTTGGTTTCACCCAATGGTTCTAAAAAAATTGTAGAAAATTATTTAGACATAATCACGAAAAGAAATGAAAATAATATTTTTGAATATACATCCGGAAACACATTTTATGAAGGAAGTGTTATTTTTGAAGAAAAGAGCCTGATTAACCAAAACACTAAAGAAAAAATACAAAAAAGATATTTCAATAATATTGAAAAACAATATTTGCGCTCTTTGGGTTTAATGAGTGGTAATACATCTGGATTGATTACATATGTAGAATTTGAAGATGTTGAAATAAATGATATGTTTATAAATTTATCTATAAATAGAACTATTGATAGTTTAGATACTTTAAATATATATAATAAACCAATTAATGAATATCCTGATCAAAACTCAGATACTGGTGTTTTATTTGGAAGATTAACTGCTATACAAAACATAGCAGATGAAAATGGCGAAAAAATAATTATTCCACTCAAAAATACTATAGTTGCTATTTTTAATTCATCAGAACAATATCCTCAAATTACCTCTTTAGATGAAAATGGTAATAGAATTGCTTTACATATTAAAGAAAACATAGCATTAAATTTAAAAAATAATTATAGTCCATATTTTGATAAAGATTCTTTCTTGTTTGATTATAACTATTTGAAAGATACAAGCACCATTGATAATATACCAGAAATGTATAAACATACTGCTATTACCAATGAAAACGGAGAATTTATTCTTCATAATATACCAATCGGTGAACAAACCTTTATGTATGAAGTAAACATACTTAAACAAGGATTAACATCCGATGAAGTTGCTTTAAATTTTTTTTCTTATCCAACAGAAGATAATCCAAATATTGATAAAATACCGCATTATTTTTTTAGACAAATTCCTATAAATATTGTCCCTTCTTGGGGGAGTAATCAAACTGGTTACACAGAAATAAACTTAAAAGTAAATCTTGATTTAAGGAAATGGGCAACATATGCTATTTCTCCAATTGCTTATAAAAATAAAACAATAGAAGAAATGTTTGCTGATGGAATTACAACTCCAATAACTGTTGACATTAGAGATATGACCAAACCGTTTGACTTTAATGTTAGACCAAAAGTAGAAGTTGTAGAAATTGCAGATGTATATGATAGAAATTTAGATCAAGCACATGAATGGACAGGAGAGTTTAAACAAAAAAAGAACAAAGTAGAATTTACAAGTACAAACTTTAATTATTTTAAATTACCAGCTAATCTATACGACCCAAACGGAATAAACAGTAATGGAGAAAAAGGAGTTTGGTTAGCATCTTATCAATTTAAAATGTATTATGGAAACCAAGATTATGCATATAAATCTACAGGATTTGAAAGAGAGTGGTTTTCAACAGGACCTATTGGACGAAATCATTTTGATTTAAATAAAAATGCAGATTATGGAAATCAAAATATTATTAAACCAGTAGGTAAATTAGGTGTTTGGCCATATGAAAAACCTTGGTCAATTAATTATCCTGAGCCATATAATATACCCAAACCTCCAAGTAATTTTAACACATCAAAACAATATATAACTTCTTCAAATGGAGAAAAAGGATGGGCAACAACTCCAGAAGACCCAATATTTTTAGATGGTGATTATCCAGGACATTTTGTTGCTGAAGAAATTAAATCTTCAGGATATGGATGTCAGAATATTGGTGGAGCAGGAAATTTTAATATGTTTGCAAGAGAAGTAACCACTCATGGGGTTTATCTTTATGAAAAAGAAAATTTTTGGGGAACACAATGGTCAAATGGATTTACACCAGGAATTGATAATCCAAAAAGAATCCTTAACAATTTACCCACATCAAATGTATTAAACGGAGAAAAATGGCAAAGAGTTGAATGTGGGTATGTTTATTGGTTAAAACCAGAAGGATGGCCAAGAATTAATACTTATGGTGGTTGGGTTGATTTATTGAGCGATGGAGATCAAAATAAAAATACACCTCCAACATCATTAAATTGGGGTCCTATGAGTTATTTTGATGGGATATATAAATCAAGAGAAAATATTTTAATTAGAATGGATTCATCTGCTCCTTGGTATAAAATTGGATCATTGGATATTTATAGAATAGTTGAACCTAAAAGATTAGCCAAAAGATTACCTCCTCCAACAGAAAAATTTATTCGAATAAATTTACAAACATTAATTGCAGAAAATAGAAGAACGAGAAAAACCGACATTCCTACATGGTTAACAATAGGACAATCTGGAGGTGGGGATGATGGACCGAAACAGTTTTATAAAGTTACAAACGCTCCAATACTAATTAAAAACTTAGGAACAACAAAAGTAACAATTGGATTTGGATCAGATGTTGCAGAAATTGAACCTGGCTCAAATTACTTTTTTAAAGATGCAATTTATTCTGATTATTCTTTTAATTTACCATCAAATAATTCATATAATTCAGAAACAAATTCTTATGATAGTGCATCTTACGAAATAACATTTTGGGCGATTCAAACAGATTATAGTTCTGGTGGAGGCTATGCAACAAATACTGGTGATATTGCCTATGGAGGAGTTATTCAATTTGATAAAAAAGCAGATATTGAATCAAACATACCAAATTATTATTTAGTGCAAGTTATTCCTACAATAATTAATTTAAACGGAGAAGATTCAACAAAAAGAGAAATATATATATCTCCTCTTTTTTATTTATATGATTATATAAATAATGATCAACCATTATTAAATATAGATTTACCAAATCCAAAGGTTGCAATAAATGGATTTGCATATTGTTTATGGAGTAACTGGCCAAATTATGGATTTAGTTTTCCTGTAGCAACAAACAATTGGGTAACCACATATTGGGACGGAACAAACAAACCTACACCTAATCCATATATATACTTGGAAGATGTACCGTTAACAACAACAAAAACCACTCCTAATGGTGGAAATTTTAAATATGGATTTAAATAATGGAAGAAAAAATTATATTAGGAAAATATAAATTTATTGGAAACCAAAACACTGATGAATTTATTAATATTGAGCTTAATCGTGAAATAGAAAGTTTAAAAAAAGATTTTCTTTATAATACTTTTGATTTTCAAAATCAATTTATTAAAGAAAGAAATAATTCTTTGAAATTTTGTTTATATGGAATGGTCGAATCAAGATATGGACATTGTGATAATTTAAATTTAAACATTAAAATAAAAAATCTTGATAACAAATCAGCATCAACCAACAGTAATATTTTTATTCCATATAATTATCCCGGTGCAATAACCGGATATTCATTTAATATTTTAACTAAACCACTTAGTAGCGATAGTAATCTTACCAAAAATATTTACGGAACCAATAAGGGATGTTATTTTTTCCATTTTGAAATTAATAAGGATGAATTTAATTCAAACAAAGAAATAAATATAGAAATTTTTGATTCTTCAAATGAATTATATGGTCAATTTACATTGCCTTTTATTTTTTTTGATTCAGATGGTGAGTTTGTAGAGTTTGGAACAGAAAGCGCAGACTTTAACGATAATAATGAAATTGAAACGATTAATAATAATTTTCCTTTTTTCTTTGATAAACATTGGATTAAATTTAATTTAGAACCTCACGGACCACAAGTAGTATATTTTGAGAATTCAGAAATGAGAATTAATGAAAGCAATCAATCAACACTACTAATACCAGTTACATTGAACGAACCATCAAAATATGGATTAGAAAAAGTTAAAATAACAATAGATTACAATATTGATAAATATGGCGAATTGTTTACTGATGCTTCTTTAGGAACTGATTTTCAATTTAATGAACAAGTTTTATCTTGGAGCATAGGTGAAAAAACAAAATATATACAATTTAATATTATTAACGATCTTCAAGTAGAAAATGTAGAAAAAATTCAATTTAGAATTGTTCCATTATTAAATTCAAGATTAGATATTAACTCGAATCATTCTATGATTTTATACATAGATAGTGATGATGTTCCAGTAACTGCCTTCTTTACATTTGATACATACGAAACATATAGACCTTTATTTGGAAATTCACCAAATAATACAAGTCCATATTTTTCAACTTTTAATACAATTAACGCATCTGCGCCTCCAATTTTAACATTTAAAGTTAATTTTAGTAGTCCATTAACAGTGCCTGGAGAAACTATTACCATTAGACATAATGATAATAGTACTGCAAAGGTTTTTTTTGATTTTAGTTTTAATGAACCAAAATCAAAAAAAACAGAAATAAAAATTGATGTTCCTTTAAGTGCTGATTCGGTTACATTTAAAATATACTTAGAAGGACAAGTAGGATATTCAGAGAATGAAATTATTATCTTAGATTTAATTCAATCATCACTTGGAATTATTCCAGTTTCTCAATCTAATGCTAACTCATATCCACAAATCAAAATAACACTAAAAGATTCGACATTACCACTATCAACAAGATTTGTTTTACCAATAAACAAAAATGCAAATATTGGCATTTTTAAATCAATTTTTATTTCTTCTGACATTATTGATAGAAATATTATTTTAGAAAAAAATTCATTGGATTTATACAGAAATCCTGGAAAAAGCCAAAATTATGTAACTGATGATTTTGATTGTGACTTTGAAATAAAAAATATTGGAGAAAAAATATTTTATAACAATAAAGTCATAAACACAGGAGATACATTTGTAATTAAATTAAATTTAAGTTCTGTTACAGATGATATAATATTAGATTTACCAGCAAATTCAGATTGGAAAAATTATTATTATGAAAATTCTAAATATAGTTTTAAATTTATTAATGTACCTAAAACATACCCAAAAAATGCTACATTAGCATATGATGAATATAATCCTGATCAATTCCAAATATCTAAACCAAACATATTCAATATATATAATGCTGGATTATCTGGAACTAATCAATATTTTTTAATAACAGAAATATATAATGCATTTTCAACACTTAATACCAAAACAAATGAATGTACACAAAATGCATCAAATTTAAATGAAAGCAAGGTTTTGTTTAATGGGGCTATTTTATCAAAATACCACGGTCTTTTTCAAAAATCAATCACAATAATTAAATTTTCAAAAGAAATTGTTTCTGAAGATTGTTATGATAATAATAGCACCCTTCCTGTAGGAATAAGCACAATTCCTGCTGGTCCTTATAATGAAAAATATTGTCATGCTTATTTTGGAGAAATATTAATACAATCACAATTTGAACAAAATCAAATTTCGTCTAAAATGCTTCTTGAAAAAATAAACGGTACCTATATTGCAGTAAATCCATTTAAATTATTTAATTCTTGGAATAATACAAAGATTGAAACAAAAACAAATTTGGTTCTTGAGGTTATAAATATGGGATCAAGAGAAGTTATAATATTAAACAAAAAAATACCAACACATCAATCTGTACTTTTCAATAATACTGAAGTTGATTTTAATAATTTATCATTAATTTTACAATCTAATTATAGATATAATTCTACCTATAATAGATTTGATAAATTTAAATATAGATTTAAATTACATAATGTAAAAATACCTGTTAAAACATTTGGAACCATTACATTTAATACAATTTCTGATTTTAATATTTGTGATATGAATGTGGAAATAAATTCTAATAATAATATTCCTGTTTCTTATTTTTTAGAAAACAAATATAATAATATAGGTATAAGCGGAAACATATTTGGAACAATGTCGTGTTATCCTTATCCATCTTTAAGCCCAACACAATTATACAAAAATGTTTTAATTAATGATGTTTTAGTATTTTCTAATACTGGCTCTCTTATAGCAGACAATAATTGGAAAATATCTAAAATAAATCCAGATTGCACACAATCTCCAATACCTTTTAGAGTAGTTTAATTTTAAATAATATTTATAATAATGGAAAATAATACAATTAAATTTAGGTTATTTTTAGATAAAAGAAAAAATGGTATACCTCAACCAGGAGGTACCTTTTCTGAACAAAATTCAAATGATTTTTTTGTTAATATTCCTCTTTATGTAAATTATTCAAAATTTGATGATTATATTAATATAGAAAAAGATAAAAACACATCTATTATACAAAGAGGTAATTTCAATCCTTTTTTTATTGAATTGGGTTTCTTTTCAGAAATTAAAGCCACAAGTACAACTGGACAAACATCCACAAACTCATATTTAAAAACAGAAACAATATATGATAAATCTAAATTATACAACATAACAATTAATAAATAATGCAAAAAGTTAGAATTATACAAAATCCAAAATTTAGCGGTATAACCAATTTAGATACTATTATATCTACCGGAGAATCCTTGTCTTTTTCTAACAATTACTATTCTTATATAACAAAAAATGGTGGAGAATTAGTTAATGATAATAATATTAAAGATTTTTTAGATAAACCAGAAAACAGTCAATTAGCTGAAGATTTTGTTTCTTACTTACAAGAAAACACAAATATTTTAGAATTTAAAGAAATTTTTTATGATAACAAAAAATTATCCAATACGTTTAATGAATTTTATAAAAATAATTATGTACAAAATTTTAATGAAAAAGTAAGTATAAAACAAAGTTTAAACCAAACTTCTGGACACACAACTTTTGAAACTAATTTTAATACAAACAATGAAAGACTTAATAATAAACAAATAGATTTATTAAATCCAACATTAAATCCTTTAGATGATAGTTATTTTATAAATCTTAAAATTGACCATCAAAAAAAAACTATAAGTTCAATAAACAATTCTAAATACTTCAAGGATTGCATTAAAGAATCTTATATAGATAAAGCATATTATTTTATAAATAACGTAGATATTAATATTATTTATGCTAATATTCCATATATTTTAAAAAATAAAAATAAAAATTTTAATTTTGGTTATTCACCAATTCAAAATATTGATTTTAATAATTTAAACACTCCAATAATTCCAGGGCAAGGAAGAACTGGGTTTAATTTTGATTTTTTTGATTATAGTCAATTTGTACAAAATTTTAATTATCAACCCGAACAGTTATTAAATAATAAGCCCGGTACTTTTATTTCTCAATATAGATTTATAATAAATAATACAAACACTTTTTCTGTTTCAGAAGATTCATATTATAATCAAGGAAATTTAAATTATTCAGCGCAATTCGAAACCCACCAATTAATTGAATTTGAAAAAAATATTTATAGTTCAATAACTATTCCGTTTACTGTTAGTTTAAACCAACCATCAATAGGAAATACTTATTTATATGTGCAGGCAGAAAAATATAGCACAGCTGTCTTAGGGTATAATTTTTTTACAAACCCTCAACTTATACCATATAACCAAAAATCAATTGTAATTTCTAATGGTACAAACACAACAACTGATTATCTAACAATAACAGATAAAATTTTACCAGAAGATACAATAATTTTAACTTTAAGAAATGCCTCTAATATAGTTATTGGTTTTTTAATTATAAGATGTGAAGAATTTATAGAAACAAAACAATATAAAGACAACTCATATCTTTTTGTTAAAAACATTTTTAAAAATAAAGTGTTTCTTAATTGTTTTGTTGATTATAATTATAACGTAGATGATATGGAGTTTTATAGAAATAATGATATTAAAATAGTAAAAATACCAAATAGTCCATTAGATAACTCAGCAGATAAAATAATCAACCAAAACATTTCTTCAAAATTCGATATAAAAAGAATAGTTAAATTATCTAAATTAAATGAGAAAGACATTAAAAATATTTTTTTTATAGGCTCAAAAGTTTATGGTACAGACAATTTTAATTCAGACATGGATTTTACAATTGTGGCGGATACCGATATTTCTGAACAAGTATTTTCGGATGAACTATATCAAATCAAAATATTAAGTATTTCAAAATATAACAGTGATCTTGCAAATGCTGAATTCCCAACAATAGAATTTAGATTTTTGCCAGAATATGCTAAAATAAAACAATTATTAACTTCTGAACCACCAATAAACTATCAAAGACTTTACAATTCTGTTGAGTCTAAAATAAATTTTAATATGAACTTAATTAGATCATATTTTAAAAGTAAAAATAATGACTATATTATAAATAAACTAATTTTTCATTGCTTTAGAATTATTAAGTTTTCAATAGAAATAGTTAAAACTGGGTCTATTAACGATTTTACAATAGCTAATATCTATTATGATTTTGGCTCAAAATACAACTTTAATTCATTTGATGATCTCGAAAATATTATCACTCCAAAACTGAATGAATTAAAAAACGAATTAAAAATGGCTATTTCTAATTCAACAAATTAATTATAATCTATTTATAACAAATGGCTATAGGTATATACGGAACAAAGAAACTTGCAGATGTCAACATTGATGATGTTGATATTTTATATTCATTTTCTCCATCAAGAGAGTCTATTGGAGATACTGATATGAAACCACTATTTAATAATTTAACAAATATGGATTTTAGAAAATTAATTGGTAGTGATGGAATTTATAAATTAAGACTTCCGGCTTCAATTTTTAAAGACCTTGGATTTTATACTGTTCAAATTAAACCAAAAACTTTTGAGACTACTATTTTAGATTGTTCATATATAATAACTAATGATAATAATGCTATTCAAATATCTAAAAAAGGAATAGTTATCCCAACACTTCAATTTTTAAAAACATCCAGTCTTATAGGATACCAAATTGAATATTTTGATAAAAATAATGTCAAAATTAAAAATTTAAGCAGAATTATTACAAGCAGTGATTTGGTTAGTATAGGTCCAAATAACAATAGCATAACTCAAGGTAGCGTTACTTATGTATTAGACCCAGGAGGTAATAATTTATTTTTAACCCTAACTCCAGATGAAGCGTCATTAATATCAAAAAATCAAACAATTGATATTGGTTCTAAAGGTCAAAAAATTTTAATATCAAATACTTACTTTGACCCTGTTACTATAGAGGTTGAAATGGCAGAACACTCTATTGACACTTTAGCAATTGCTTTATATGGAAACAGTACAAGAGACCTTGAAACCGGCATTTTATCTTATTTCGATTCTGTTGGTAGAATCTATAGACAATATAATTTATACACTCAAAAGAAAGTGTTTACAAATGGAAACATTGATGTTCGTGAAGAAAGAACAATCATTAATACTAATCAGAATTTTACAGATACTTTAAATGGTCAATAATTATTCAAAATAACCACTAACATATACACTACCCCTAAAATATTGACCTGACGCTGGAGTTGGTGCAACTGGTATTTTTACAAAAACATGCATATAACAACCCTGTTCAATAAACAATGGACTTAAAAAAGTAGTGTCAATTATTCTATCTGATACGGCACCAACTACTGATCCACCAGGAAATCCAATACAACCTAATGCTAATTTCCTTGGACCCCTTGTTCCTGTTGTAGCATCGTCAACCGTTGCCAAATCAACACCTGTACTTCCAACACCAATTCCCCATTGTAATACAGTAGAAGTTGTTGCTCCCATTGTATTTCCAAAATTACAAACATCTACTCTTATTCCTGTAATAATTAAAATTTTGCCAGGGTTTGTCGATGTTGCTTCTGGGTTTTGATAAGCAAATATTACATAATCTGTTTCGCCACTTGTTTGTCCTGAAAAAACAAACTGGCCTCCCATTAAGCTATATAATGAAGTTGAATTAGATAATGATGATGCAGATGTTGGAAATGTACTATTTGTTGAATTAATGGTTGATCCGGGGGGTTGACCATCAGGTTGATTTATATTAGATAATCCATTTGAAACAGAATTAAAATTCCAAAATCTTTCTCTAATAACATCTCCAAAAGTAAAACCAAATTCGTTAATTTTTAATTGTACAGGAGTACTAACTGCTCCAGTATTATAATTCCTAAAAAATATTGGAAAAGAACAAGATTGAGAAGAACTTGTATTTCCGCTACCACTTGTCAAAACTAATCTTAAAATATTGTCTATCCAAAACTCAGTGGTATCATTATCATCATTAGAAACTATTAAATAATGATTATATGTATAAGCTGTTGGAACAAAATTTGTTGCACCGGTAATTTCTGTGCCGCCAGAATTTATTACGCCTAATAAACCAGTAGGTGATGTTTTAAAATAAATTCCATCTTTTACTACGGTTGTTCCAGAAGCTAATCCTAAACCAAACTCTATAACATGATTATCTACATGTGGATTTTCAGAAAAAGTTAAAGAAACATCAAAATAAGAAGGAAAAGAGCCAATAGGATAAAAATGTTTATATGTACTTACAACAGAAAACGCACCAGATGTAACCGAATTATTTGCATTTAAAACTAAATTAGAACCACTAATAACTATTGTTTGTGTTACTGCAGAACATTTATATCTTGAAGTATTTAATGTTGAGTGAGAAAATTTGTCATACCAAATTATTTTATCTATACCAGAATGCATTCTAAAATCCATAGATGCATTATTTTTTCTATATGTTTCTTCTCCTAAAACCACACCATCATCAACTTCAGAAACACAAACAAAATATCCATTATCTTGAAATGTATTGGCATCAGCAAAATTAATATTTAAAGTATTTCCAGAAGAAACTTCTAATAAATCAGTTGAACTACCGCTTTTAATTGATATACTCATAATTATTTTTTATTCAAAAAATCCATTTATCATACAAACCCCTCTTAAAACTTCAGTGGCTGTTGCTGTTCCTACTGGAATTTTTAATATTATATGACAATAACTACCAGGATCAACAACTAAAGGAGTTCTAAAAGTAACATCAATAGTTGGAGATGCCATCGCCCCCACAGCAGTACCAACAGGCATAGTTTGTGTTCCTAAAGTTAAACGTCTTGGTGCTCTTGTTCCTGCGGTTGCACTATCTGTAGTGGCTAAAGAAACAGCAGTTGAACCAACCGCTATTGACCACTGAAATACAAATGCGGTAGTAGCAACTGCAACAACTGTGTTAAAAGTGTCTATTCTAATACCTGTAATAATTAAGTTTTTACCAGAAATAGCATTTGTAGATACAGGATTTAAGTATCCAAATAATGCATAATCCGTTTCCGCACCTGCAACTGAGGCAAATTGAAATTGTCCACCCAAAGTTGCATATCCAGCTGCAGTATTTGATAAAGTGGCAGAAGCCGGAGCAGCACTATTTGCATAATTTGCTGTTAATGCCGCTGTTTGTCCATCCGGAGCTGAAACTGAAGACCATCCATTAGTTACCATATTTGTTTGCCAATCCTTACCCATATCCATATCTCCGGAAGTAACAGCAATTTGACCAATATTTAATTGAATTGCAGAAGAAACTATACCTGAATTATAATTTCTTAATAAAATTGGTAATGAATTTGATAATGTTGGCGCACCCAATGAAGAAGGGGTTTCTATTACACCTCTTAAAATATCATCAATCCAAAATTCTGTTCTGTCCATTCCGGCAACAATTAAATAGTGATCGACTGCACCAACCGTTGGGGTATATTTCAAATTAACAGTTTGTTCTACACCACCATTATTTATTACACCTAAAAGAACACCTCCTGCAACTCTAAAAAATATACCATCTGTTGGAGCGGCAGTTGTTGCTGCTAATCCCAAACCAAATTCAATTACATTGTTGGCCTGAAATGCAGCAGAAAACTTAATTCTCATATCTACATATGTTGAATATGATGCATAGACAGTAAAAGTCCTATATGTTTGAACTCTGGCAACGTTACCAGCTGCTACTGCGTTACCAACGTTTAGGTTCAAAAATCCACCAGCAACAGAAATTGTCATTGTTGATGTAATGCCTAAATATCTTGACGTATTAAGAACAGCATGATTAAAAGTATCTTGCCATAAAATTTTATCTATACCAACACGTAATCTATAATCAAAACTCGTATCTAATTGTCTTAAAGTTCTTTCTCCAATAACAGAACCATCATCCACTTCTGAAACCATAGAGGCATAACCAGAAGCACTCAAAATCAATGGTAATGCAACTTTTAAGTTATTATTTGTATCCACATCTGCTAAATGACCAGTGTTTCCACCTTTTATTATTACACTCATTTTATTTTATTTTTTTATAAATATGTTTATTTTTTAATTTGTAATTCTATAAAATATATTATATTCACCCCAAGTTGAACTGTCTGAATATGCATTAATATTAAACCCAACACCATCAACTATATCTGATTCTTTTAAAGATATATTTTCTAAAAGAGAATCCTCTATATCTAAGTGATCAGTTGATGCTGATAATCTAAAATATATAATAGAATTTTGTGTTATATTACTATTTGTTACTGCGGTTGTAGCATACATTCCTTCTCCTCCAGTAGCAAATCCAAAATTAACTTGTGTAATACCTGTTATTATAGAATTTGATCCTGTAGAAGATATGATTATAGTATCACTATTTGAATTTAATGTTATATTTGTTCCTGCACTTAAACCTTTGAATTGTAAATCAACTCCTGATTTTTGAGCAAATATTCCGGTTCCAGAACCTAAATTTGATGCGGTATTGCTTTCTCCGCTACCTCCCGTTCCTATTGGAGCAAAAATTGAATATAAATTCGTTGAACCAGAATATAATGTTCCACCACTAATAGTACTTGCAGATAATGCTGTTGTGGTTAGACCACCGGTCATTGTTCCGCCTGAAAGATTTAACTTCGTATCAAGCAGTGAACTTAAATTAGCAATCTCACTCACAGAATGAGTATGAGCAGTGTTTAATATTGCGCTGAATTGATGTGTATGTCCAATCTGTGAAAAAATTGAATTTAAATTCGTTGAACCAGAATATAAAGTATTTGCAGAGAATGACGAACCACCAGATAACATTCCGGTAAATACAGAATTTCCACTTGCTGTTAATGTATTTATCGTTAAAGCGGAGACATTAACAGTTGGACTTGTCGATGTTCCTCCAGTATATGTATTTAATCCTGGCTGAACTGAAGTTGACGTTCCGCCACCAACTGATCCAATACCAGCAAAAATTGAATATAAATTTGTTGAACCTGAATAGATAGTACTTGCTGAGAACGAACTTCCTCCAGATAGTGTTCCAGTAAATATACTATTTCCACTTGCAATTAACGTATTTATCGTTAATGCTGAAATGTTCACAGTATAATCAGCTGTTGTTCCTGCAGTATATGTATTTAAACCATCTCTTATAATTGTACTTTGTCCTGCAGATGGTATAGATTGTTTAGAAAAAACACCAGCATTATCAACAATAACCATTTGTGTTCCGCCACCACCGAGACCGCTTGATTGAATAGTAGAAGCGGAAAATGATGAAGCAGATAAAGATACAAAACTATTACTTGTAGAACCTGTAGATATAATATTAGAAACGGTAATAGTAGAAACAATAATATTTGTTCCAGAAATTGTAGTTCCTGAAATTTGACCACTATATAATATATCTATATAACCTATACTCATTATTTATATCCCTCCCCATTTTCTGAAGCCATCCAAAATACATTTCCTGATATAGCAACACTTGAATTTGAATTAATTGTAAAACCACTTATTGTTTTAGATTGAATCGACCACATTCTTGCATCTTCTCCTGTTATTGTTATTACATAATTATTAACAGAAAAAGAATTAGAAAAATTAATTGTAGCAGTTAATGGTGATCCAGCAAATGTAGAGCCAGAAACCAATCCAGCCTTTTGTAATAAAATTCCATTTTTAACTTGTAATATAGAACTTAAATTTGTAGAACCAGAATAAAAAGTTGTTGCAGAAACAGTTACTGCACTTAAATTATTTGTAGTAATAGAACTTAATGGGGTTTTGTATATATTTCCATTAGAATCAATATTTAATCCATGTTGAATATTTGGATAAGATAAAATTGTAGCATTTCTAATTTGGACTTTTGGTAAAATAGCAACATTTGTTAATCCATTTACACTATAATTATAACCACCCAATATTATTACATTTGAGCTACTAATTATTGAATGATTATATCCACCGACTATAGATGAATTATATGAATTTGATATATAATTAACATTTCCTCCTAATATTGAATTAAATCTTTGAGTTGGAATTAATGAAATAACTGTATTAGAAAAACCACCAACAATAGAAGAACTTTCTGAATTATAAACATGATTTGTTCTGCCTCCTCCTATAAATGAATTTTGAGAAGATGTTTGATTAAATTGACCACCTACAACAACAGAATAATCAGCACCTTGTTGAATTATGTTTTGATAACCTGATATTATTGCTGAATATTTTATTGTTCTTCCTATAGTTGTATTAATTCTATTTTTTTTCCCATTTAAAATTGTAGAATTTTTTGTTCCTGAATAAATTTTATTTTCTGTACCAGATAAAATTTGAGAAAAATATGAAAAATAACCAGTTCTTCCGAGAATTATATTATATTGACCATTTATTATATCTGAATTTGATGCATAAGTAATATTAGAATCCTTAGTAGATATTAAAGAAACATTTGTATTCCCTGTTTTTACATTTGATGATGCGGAATTTAAAATAACCGAATAATTAGAATTAGAATAAATTTTAGAATTAAAACTTGAAAAAATAGAAGAGTTAGATGTACCATTAAGTATAAATGAATTTTTACTTCCAACAATTGTTGAATATTGTATTGATTCATAGATAATAGAATTTTTTGAACTTATAACAGAGTTCCAATATGATGATCCACGAATAGAACCATAGCTACCAAGGACTATATTATAAGAACCATGAGAACTGGATGTTTTTCCAAAAGATAAATTATAATTACCATAAGCTATAGTTGATCCATATCTACCTTTAATAGAAGATGATGCTGTTCCTTTTAACCAAGGAGTAATTGAAGTAGGAACAGATGTACTAATTGTAATCCCAGTACCAGTATCAGAAACAGAAGTATAAGAACCTGTTGCGTAAATTGGTTTAAATCTTAATGTACTACCATTTTTATCATAGAAAATTTTTGCACCACCACTATTTAAAGTAGATGCTGTTATAACAAATAAATTACTTAGATTCGTTGAACCGGAATATAAAGTACTTGCTGAAAACGAACTTCCTCCAGAAAGTGTTCCGGTAAATATAGAATTTCCGCTTGCAGTTAACGTATTTATCGTTAACGCTGAAACATTCACAGTTGGATTTGTCGATGTTCCGCCAGTATAAGTGTTTGTTCCTGATCTAACTGTTGTTTGTAAACTTTGAACATAAGAAGGAGTTGCAAATAAATTTCCTAAATTTGTTGAACCTGAATATAATGTTCCACCACTCATTGTTGTTGCACTTAATGAAGTTGTGGTTAGACCACCGGTCATTGTTCCGCCTGATAAATTTAACTTCGTATCAAGCAGTGAACTTAAATTAGTAACTTCACTTACAGAATGTGTATGTGCAGTGTTTAATATTGCACTAAACTGGTGCGTATGTCCAATCTGTGAAAAAATTGAATTTAAATTCGTTGTTCCAGAGTATAAAGTATTTGCAGAGAATGAACTTCCACCTGAAAGTGTTCCTGTAAACACAGAATTCCCACTTGCTGTTAATGTGTTTATCGTTAACGCTGAAACATTCACTGTTGGATTTGTTGATGTTCCTCCAGTGTATGTATTTAGTCCTGGTTGAACTGAAGTTGATGTACCTCCGGGACCTCCACTTGGTAAAGTAGTCTTATAAACATTTCCTGCTGCACTTGCAACAAGCATGTATGAACCTCCTGCAGAAGGTAAATTTCCAATTTTTAATTTTGAAACCAGAACTGTATTGTCTTCTGATAAACTATAATTTTGACCATTTACAATTACTGAATAATTTGCAGTAACAGTATTATTATAACCACCTAAAATTTGACTGTTTTTAGAATTGCCTTGAATTTTGTTTTGATAGCCGCCTAATATGGTTAAAAAATTATAATAAGTACCCCCATTATAAGATATAATTAAATTATTTTTACCATTATGGATAGAAGAAAAATTTCCTTTTTTTATGTTATTACCTGAACCATTTAATACTATGTTATAATTTTGTTGAGTAGCGTAACTAACATTTGATAATTTATTTCTAAATCCACTTAAAACGAACGAATGTTTATTGTTATAAATTACATTAGAATAACCATTTAAAATAGATGAATAATAACTTTTATTTGTTGGTAAAAAACCATATATATTATTTTGAAGACCGTTGTGTATTTGACTAAATTTTCCATCATTAATTAAATTTGTTTTACCATTAATTAAAGTATTATAATTATCAGAATTAGTACCCTGAATTCTTAATCCATTACCATTTAATATAATACCATATTCGGAGCCAGTTGTAATATAATTTTTTCTTCCATTTAAAAATGTAAAATTAGATAGAGAATTATTTGATCTACCAAAAGCAAAAGAATAATAACCACTAACAGAATTTGATCTACCAAAAGCAAAAGCGTATGCTCCTGATGCGCTGTTTGTTAAAGTATTTTGTATAACAGAAGTTGGAACTGATCCAGCAACAAATAAATATGCACTACTTGGTATTGTTGGTGAAGTAATATTAATATAATTAGCAGAACTCGTAACAACTGTTCCTCCTATACCATAAATTCCTTTAAATTCTAAAATTGAACCATTTTTTTGTTTAAAAATTTTTTCACCAACAGATAAAGTGGTAGCAGAAGTGACAAAAATTGAATTTAAATTCGTTGAACCAGAATATAAAGTTCCGCCACTTATTGTCGTTGCACTTAACGAAGTTGTGGTTAGACCACCGGTCATTGTCCCGCCTGAAAGATTTAACTTCGTATCAAGCAGTGAACTTAAATTAGTAATCTCACTCACAGAATGTGTGTGGGCAGTATTTAATATTGCGCTAAATTGATGTGTATGTCCAATCTGTGAAAAAATTGAATTTAAATTCGTTGAACCAGAATATAAAGTATTTGCTGAGAATGACGAACCCCCAGATAATGTTCCTGTAAATACAGAATTTCCACTTACAATTAAAGTATTTATCGTTAGTGCTGAAACATTAATGGTATAATCAGATGCAGTTCCAGCAGTATAAGTGTTTAATCCATTTCTAATAACCGTACTTTGCCCAGCAGATGGTATAGTTTGCTTAGAAAGAACACCGCTATTATCCACAACAACCATTTGAGTTCCGCTACCGGCCAATGAATTTGACTGAATCGTATTGGCAGATATAGAATTGCCAGATATTCCACCATCAGCAAGAATATAAGATGTTACAATTCCTACAGCATTTTGACCCTCCAATAATCTTGTTGAGGCATCTTGGTTCCCTGTACCATTCTTAATTGATAAACCATCCAATGATGAATTTATAACAATTTCAGGTGTTGTAGAATTTTCATAAGCCTGCTGTAATGTTGTTGTAGATATTCCTGCACTTCCGCCTAAAGCTTCACCGAATTTAGATACATAATTAAATACTGCATGAGTTATATCATTTAATGTTGAAACTCCTTTTTTAATTGACAAAATACCAATTAATATGCCATTATCTCTATTATTATTATATTCAACAAATTGCTCTGTTTGGACTGCAGCAACCGCTTCAGCAAGTGTACCATAAACATGTTGACCATACTGTATTCTAATTAATCCGGTTGGAAACAAATAAACCCTTTGATTTGTTGATGAATTTGACCCTCCACCAATTGCTGTTACGACACCGCCATTATCATAATTATCAACATCAATTATTGTTGTATTTCCTGTTGGTCCTGTTGATCCTGTAATTGGGCCTAATTGTGTTCTATACTGAAATGTTATTGGCGTATTTGCAGAAATTGTAACACTATCTGGATTCAATTGATTAGTATACCAACCAATACCATTACCCCATAATGTTCCTGAAGAATTATTTATGTTTAAATTTGAGCCATTTGCTGTAATGTTAATTCCTTGATTGATTAATTTTAAAGGTGTCCACAAATCACGAATTGCAGACATTGGTGAAACATCAAAATCTGTTGTATTATTTACATTTAAAATTACATTTCTATCTGGATGTACAATTTTGCCTAAAAAAATATTTTGCCTTCTTTCTTGCGGAGAAGGAAAAGTACTTTGCATAGATATTGTTGCAGAACTCGTTAATAAAACATAAGTAGAATCAGCAGAATTTAAATAAGGCGTTGTTTGATTTGTAGCACCAGAGTAAACAACATTTATAACATCTGGTAATGTAGAATAATTATAAGTATTTTTTACAATCCAACCTTTTGCAGGAGATATATTAAAAGTAGTATTAGATGTCTTTGTAATTCCAGTAAACTCATAAACTCCAGTAGAAATAACATTTCCTTCCAATACATTTCTTTCTCGATTTGTAATATTTAAATTTATATCCTCATTGTTAATATTAACAAAAATTGTTCCAGCAGAATAACTATTATTTATAACATATCCTATTTGATTTGTTCTTGCGATAAATGATAAAGAAGAAACATTTGCAACAAAGCCACCAGCTGTTACATCAGATAAATAAATAATATCACCAATTGTATAAGAAGACAAATTAAGACCACCCAACTCGCCACTCTTAATAATAAATCCAACAGATTGATTATTTATATCATGTGCTGCCAAACCAATAACTTGATCGCTATAAATTGATGAGGAAATTGCTTTTGCAATTAATGGCGTTGAACCACTTGATGATTGGATTTTAACGGCACTTCCCTTTTCAATTAAAGAACCGGTATTATTTATAACACGACTATATAGTTGTCTTCCTAACTGTATTTGAATATCAGGATTTTCATTGGGATAATAATTTATAGACTCCTTTGATTCATCAAAAAATATTCTTCCTTTTTTTAAAGAAGGATTTGATAAACCCGTTACTAAATCTACATAATTAACAGTCAGTGTTTGTGCTGTTGTATTAGATAAAGAAGTGTCTCCGCTTGCTGTTAATGTATTTATCGTTAATGCTGAAACGTTCACTGTTGGGGTTGTCGGTGTTCCTCCAGTATATGTATTTAATCCCGATTGAACAGATGTTTGCACAACAGAATTTAAAGGAGAAAAAATATTATACAAATTTGTTGAACCTGAGTACAGAGTTGCACCACTTAATGTATTTACTAATATTGAGTCTACAGATGGATTTTCAACTAAAGAATAAAAAATATTTGGATAAGTAGAAGATGTTAATAATAATAGGTTTGTTCCTGCTGAAAAAGTATAACTACTACCAGAATTTTGAATTGCTATGCTGGTTATTATTTGTTCTAATGGAGTTGATCCAGAATAGTATGTTACAGCCGATAAAGAATTAGAAAATAAAGTACCTCCACTAACAGTTCCTCCTGAAAGCGATAAAAAATTTTGGTTATTAGGTAAAATATATAATCCCATTACTTATCGTTTATATCATCTATTATTTCAATGTTAATATATCCCAAATTAGGAATAGACATAATGTTTCCTCCTGAAAACAATAATTCAAATTCTCCGGTAAATTTACCAGAGGTATCGGTATCCTCTGTTGTCCAGGTATACTGAATTGTACCTGCACTTGCAACAAGTATTGTGGCCGAAGCAGAAGATACTTTTAAATTACCAGAATTATCAGACATAGAAAAAGTACAAGCAGTAACAGCACTTAAATTATAAGGAATAATTTGATTAAACTCTCCTCTTGTCTTAACATTTATACTAAGACTTGGAAAAGTATCGTTTCTTTTTATTATAAAGGGTTTAACTGGATTCATGTTACTGATTATTTATTACTTCTGTTATAATTTCTGTCTGCTCTTGAACTTCAAATGAAATGGCACTATCTTCTAATTCATAACTAATTTCTCCAAATACATACAACTTTCTATTGTCAACATTTGCTGGTTCATACATAAACATAGTTTGTAATGTTTTAGATGAAGCAGAATCAGATGTATATTGAATCGTCCATCTCAATTCATAAATATTAGGATTCGTATATAAAGAAGGGGTTAATTCAACATAATACACTCCAGTAGAATCATTGACGACACTAACTGATTCAACTATTGTATTTGATAAGTATACAGATGCACTAATTGAAACAGGATTTACCAATGTATAAATCGGTGTTCCTGAATTATAATTTACTCTATAAACTTTTCTGTATAATCTAAATGTTGACATTGAAATAGTATTATAAATAAATACATTTAAAAAAGATATTTAATCATAAAAAACAAAAAGAGATGATAAAAACTATCATCTCTTTTAAAAAAGTATTTCAAAAATAAATTAAGCGTCAAGGAAACATCTATCAGGCTGAATAGTGATAGTACATGTCAATAATTCATTTGCCTCATAAGAGTTTTCATCAAAGTCAGCAGAAACAATTTGACATCCAACCAAAGTCCACTTTTCAACTTCAACACCAACCGGGTCTAAACATTTTAAAACAAGGTTCTTTTTATAACCAACTGCATATCCCATTTTACCAGTTGCTGGCTCAGCATGTAAACGTATCCATTCCATAATTTTTTGAGATGTAGAAGGCCCAAGTACTTCAATGAAAGAAATTGTCATTTCATCAAAATAATATCGTCCAGCCACATAACTTTGAGTATTCATATATGGAATTGTAATTTTGTCAATTTTCATTGATGGTCTTTTTACCGATTTAACCAAATAAGATTCAATACCTATTTCGCTTGGAAATTCAAGTACGAAGCGATTTTTTAATTTTGGTTCTTGATCAACAGGAACCGGACGAAACATCATTACTGCCATTTTATATAAAGTTTTTGTTTTGTTATATAAATAAATATAGCAGAAAAAAAAAATTTATATCTAAACGATTATTTTTTTAATTCCTTATGAAAAAAAGGATTATTAGCATCTTTTAGATATTGAAAATTATTATGATAAAATTCGCACTTTTTAATAAATGAATCAATTTGTTCTTGAAAAAAAGCAAACCACTCTCCTCTAATATCATTATCATTTTCGTCTTTTTTAAAAAAAGCAAAATCCTTATGTAAAACTTTTTCTATTTTATAAGCATATTCAGAAGGAAAAGAACAAATTACCTCAAGTACATATGGACAACTTGTTTGATTGGTTTTTAATCGTTTTTCAACAGATTTTGTTGCACCTATTTTATATATTCCAACAGATTTATTTCCTATTAAATAAACATAATTCATTATATAAAATAATAAAAAATATTTGAAAAAGTCAATTTTTTATAAAACCATCTCAAATTTTAAGTTTCCACAATCCCAAATACGATCCATTCCAAGCAATTGAGCTATATCCCACTCTGTAAGATTGGGACGATTTAATTGTTTTAACAATTTATTTTTATTAAATTGAAATCTATGGTATCTTCTTAAATATTCACCCTTCTTGAAGTACCAATACCGTGGAGGAATCTTATTAATAAAAATGAAGTTATTTTTATAATATACTGTTTTTTCCGGTATAATATGACTTGATCTATTATCAGAAAAAGTTACAATTTTAACAGGATTAAATGATTTTATGAAATTTGATAAAAGTTTAGAAAATCCACCAACTACTGTGTAATTTAATTTTGTACAAAATCGAACCAACTCAAACATTGAGTCTTGTTCTTCTTTATTGCCTAATGTTTTTCTTAATTTAATAAAAGTCATTAAAGCTACCAATTTTGAATCTTCATATAATCCTATTCTTATGGAATCTTTTGTATCTCCCTGTATGTGATTTTGATTTAAGAATTGTTTTTTATCATTATAAGAAACATTTAAAACTTTACATTTCCTTGCAAAAATTTTATTTGTTAAACCCGTCTTAGATAAAATCATAGATTGTATAATATCTTGTTTATTAACGATTTCATCCTCAAAAAAATGAAGAAGTTGAATGTTTTTAATCAAACATAAATTTGTTTTTCTTATATGATATTTTTTATCTTTTCCTCCGCCAATTTCAGAGTGATAATAATTGTCATTTAATTCAATAGCCAAATTATAATCCGGAAAATAAAAATCTAACTCATATGGCTTAATTGTTTGCTTATCGTTTTCGGTAAAATTTATATTATTTTTAAGTAAAAAATTTCTAAATTCAATTTGGTGAGTGTTGTTTTTATACAATGGGTTACAAGTTCTACAAACAGGAGGTCTATTATTTGTAAATGTTCCAGAAAATACATTATTACAATTTAGACATTTAAAATTATATGAATAATAAATTGTACCATCTCTTAAACCAATATATGGAGATACTATTTGAAGATTTTGCTTTAACAATTTTTCAAACATTAAACCTTTATCAAATTTCAACAGATGACTTTCACTAATTTTTTGTTTTATATTATCATTTTTGGACGGATTATCAACTCCATATTTCTCAATATTGGTTCTTTTAACTTTGTCTTTAATGTTTAAATTTTGTAAAGGAAACTCAACCCCATAGTTTTTTTGTAATGAAAAATCGATTCCAGCATTTGAAAGGGCATTCGTGTTTTTTTAGTTCAACTACTTGATTAATTAAATCGAAACAATTGAGATTGGTTTTACTTCCTGCA